TTCCATGCTCCTGAATGAACTCAATCATGTCACCTTCATAGAAGTTTTCTTCCTTGAGTTCGTTAATCTTTTCTTGCACATCATCAGAGATGGTGATGATAATAGGCATTTGTTCAGTCATTTGAGTATTCATAATTAAGGAAAAGTTCAGCGCTTAGAAACTACAGCAGAGAGGTGATCTTGATGTGCATTTTGATACATTACATTCCAATCATTTGCTACTCTATCTGCAACTTCTTTAGTATCATAAAAACCAACAAAAAATGGTTTTTCATCAACCTCATGAATGTGAACTTGGAATTGAAGAATTTGATTTTTCATAATTAAGGAAAAGTTATCAGACAAAAGCAACACAAAAGTGTCCAACTTTCTTTGCAATCTGACGCAATGCTGCATCAAAATCAGTTGCTAGAATGTTGTGAACTTTGTTTGTGTTGCAATCAATAATCTTAAATTGTTTGGTGTTTTTATCTTTCATACATGTATGATAGCACAGATCTGCCCAAAAGTCAAGGGGTCGTGGACACTTTGACAACTGGACCATGATGTAATTTAGTGCTCACACATCCATGCTATCATCATAGTCATTTTCCAGAATGTATGCCTCATCAGGTTGATTTAGAAGCATTTCCCTCATAACATCATCTTCCATCAATTTGAGGTTTTTCTCATTCCATGCTTCTACAATCATCTCATCATTATTTACATCATACAGTTCAGAAATCCAATAATCATAGAGATTGTGATTTGTAAATGCAAGATTAGCAAATGCCTTGCTAATTGCATCATTTACATCAGTTTGAGTCATTTGAGTTGGTATCATTTAGTGAGCAGATTTTGCAATTCTTCAATTTCATTAAGCACTAGCTTTAGTGCAGACCTGCTATAACCAGCAGCATACGGATAGCCTTTGGTATTATCACCTATTGCCATCTCTGATTCATAGATTGCCTGTGAAAGTGTGCTTGCAATGCTATTCAATTTAGATTCAACAGTTTCATTCATCAGACTGCACCATAGAAAGGATTACCAAGTTGCGGAGAGTTAGTGTTATCTTTGACAAACACATAACCTAGTGCAACCCTGTCACGAATTGCAAGGAGTTTCTCTACCCTATTGAGGTATTTCTTAGACATAGTTTCAATTCCATCCCATTCTAATACCTGAAGGCACCATTCTTCAGATACATCACCAAAGGGTGTTTTGACAGGATAGAATGACACAACCATAGTGCCATCTTTAGATTTAATTGTGGGGAAGTCAGTCATTTGATTTTTCATACATGTATGATAGCACAGATTTGCTCAAAAGTCAAGGGGTCGTGGACAGTTCTACAACTGGCACATCACTATACTTTTCCGCATCATTTCCGTGATAGTGTATCACTGGTCTCCATAATCTGCCCAGAAAGCATCATTATGGGAAGGACGAATGCAATCTACAGCATGGTCACGAATCACTTGTGCATTATAAGGAGAATCATCAACCCAGAATTGAATGTTCCAGAAACGCTCTATGTCCAGGAGTTGTTGACCCTTACACTGTGACCCAGTTGTTTCTACATCATCTGCATTTTTCATGTAAAGTGCATCAAACTCTGGGAGGTGTTCTTGCAACCAATAGGCAGTGCCTTCAGCATACACATCAGGACGTGCAGTTGCAATTACTAAATCAAATCCCATGGATTTGCAGTGCTTAGCAACATCAACCACAGCATCAATAGCAGGGAATTGGTCACATTCATCAAACCCAGATTGCGACCCATGATGACACAAAGTGGCATCAAGGTCAAATACTACACAGGTAGGATTTGAGATGTTGTAGATAACTTTGGAGAAGGATTTTGTTTTTTGCATACTAGTATGATAGCACATTTTTGGTCATTTGTCAAGCTGTTTGTGACACTAGTACAAGTGGCACATGCTAACACTAATTGGACTCAATTTGTGATAGTTGTGTATTCAGTTGCTGTGCATGAGTTTGTATAATGTTGAGACCAACATTCAAGATATTAGCAACACCACTGAAACCAACAGTAGCAACAATCAGACCAGCAAAAAAGAGTTTCATAATTATACTGAAGGAGTGACAGAAATTTCTTTGATGTTTAGTCCACAAAGTTGATTGTAGACCCTGTTGAGTATCAATTTATCAGCAGTTTTTGCCTTGCTTTTCTCATGCCAGATGGTCACACATCCATCATAAGTTTCTACTTGCACACGATAGTTTTTCATAATCAAACAGGCAGAACACAGAAAGAACCACAGAACTTACGCACCCACATTAGGGTATCATAATGACTGCGAGGTTTGGACATTACCATGCTTTTGTTAGTTTCAGGATTCAGAGCAATAGCAACATATTTGTGGTCACATTCTTGCCATTCAGGTGTAACTTGCTGAATGAACATTTGATTTACTTTGCCTTCCTTCCAGTTGTTGACATAGTGGAAGACTTGAGTGGTTTCTTGACTTTTCATACATGTATGATAGCACATAAATCAGGATTCCGCAAGGGGTCGTGTGCCACTTTGCGGAACTGGCACATGGTATAACTGAAATGCCACACATTTGTGGTAAAAGCTACTGACAGGACTTGAACCTGCAACCTGAGACTTACAAAATCCCTGCACTACCAGTTGTGCTACAGCAGCAAAAAAGAGGGTCAGTTGTTGTTATTTAGAAGCAACCAAATACCCAGACCAATTACACCAATCACAAGCACATATTTCCATGCTGCAATAAGAATAAATGCAAGGAGTGCAAGTAATACTAACCCTCCATCAATTCCTGATGATGATCCAGAATATTCTTCATCATCATCATATTCACTCCATGATTTAGTTGTTCTAACAATACAACCAGGATTTGCTCGTTTTACTCTTGCCTCAGCATCATGTGAGGTTGGTGCTTCTACTGTTTCTGTGTAGTATTGAAAGAACTCAGTACCAGGACCAGGACGAACTTCTACCTCATAAAACATAACTTAGTTACCTTTGTTATTGTATTCCTGAATGTATTGCTTGAGAGTATCAACATAGTCAGCAGGATTCTTGACAAAAACTTGTGTCTCACCTGAATGACAAGAAATAAGAGTCACAATTTGTTCTACTTTATGACCAGTCATTTCCTCATACATCATAGCATAACCAGTTTCCTGCACAAAGTAATCTTGGATTGCACTTTCATGCTTTGGTTTAGAAGAACTCTTGAAGTCAATTACAGACAATTTACCATCATATTCTGCAATACAATCTACACGACCTGCAATACCAAGTTGTTCAGAATACAGAGCAGATTCCTGATAGTGAATGTTATCCACATCATCAAGAAGTGCCTTGAATTGATTAAACAATTTGAGTGCAACTTCATACTTTTCAGCATCATATTCTGCATCTACATTATTGACATAATCTTCCACAAGTTTGTGGAACTTGGTGCCATTAGTTGATGCAAATTGACTGATTTTGTTTGCAGTTTCTTCACCTACACGTTCTCTCCACTCTGCAATAGATTGACGCTTTTGATAGGAAGTAACTGTGGTGACAGAAGGCAACAGTTTGCCATTCACCACATAACGACGTGAACCATCCACAGTTTCAGTGGGAATATCTGCAAGAGTAGGCAGATTAAGGTGATTGAATTTAATTTTGGTTTGCATAATAATGTTGTTGTTAATCAAAGAAACTCAGCAATATAATAGTCAACAGTAATTTCTAATTCTGCTGCTTTTGCTTCCAGTTCCATAGCATACTCATCTGCAATTTGTGCATCTGCATGTTCACAGAAAAGGTCTAAAGTAGATTTGTGCATAAACTTATCTTTCATACATGTATGATACCACAGATTCACTAAAAAGTCAAGCATTAGTGGACAGTTCTACAAGTGTCACATGACATAACTTTTGTGCTGCATTTTGTGCAAATCTTGTTGCATTTGATGCTCTGCATTTGCATGAATAAATGCTGCTAACATGAAGCAAGCAATACAAAATAGAATTGGTTTCATTTTAGATTTACATCCATGTGAGGGTTATAAGTACATTTCCAAGAAAATCCATCATCACCTGTACTCATTCTTTCAGACCAAATACCACCATTAGCAAAACATTCTGCTTTGTCATGATGATAATCATATCTAATCAAAGCACAAACACCAACAACAATCCCAATAATCAATAAAATTGATAAAATATTGGAAATGAATTGTTTAGTTTGATAAGTCATTTAAATTGCTCCAGAACATCAATAAAGTAGTGAATACAATCTTTGGGAATGTGAATGGTTTGGTATCCTGGTCCGTTGCCATCCTCTACACTCACAGTGCCAAGTTCATCAGCAGTGAAGTCAAAACTCCACCCATCTTCTTCATGTTCAATTTTAATATGTTTGGTGATAGTGTAAGTCATTTGTAGAGATAACCTCCTGCCCAATCTGCACGCTTATACATTTCTTCACGAGAATTATCATCAAGAAGATTATACCTTACACCATTCAGTGCAGGTGCAGACCAAGTAGCAGATTTGTAAACATCACCAGTTTTTAGGTCAACAAAAGCATGAGCACTGCGTTGCTTACTAGGACCGGCAAGATGAATAATTTTGGCATACTTTCTGCCTTTGGTGTAGACATACTCATCAACACCTTCACCTTCACAGAGTTTATCAATCTGCTGTTGATGCCATTCTACACTATCACCTTTTGCGATGTATTGTTGGTGACGTTGAATACAATAAGATTGGTAGTTAGTGCGAAGAACCTGGCACATTTCTTCAATTTTATCAATAACTTTCTCAGTCATTAGTGTGGTTTGATTTTTCATACATGTATGATAGCACATAAAACAGGAAAAGTCAAGGAGTCGTGGACACCTTGACAACTGGCACACTATGAACGTTTTGGTAGATCACAGTATGGTATTGGATTATAGTCAGACCCATCATGTTGAGATGCTATTGTATCATGAATCTCTTTTGCTTTGTACAATAACAACTCAAGATCATCAATTAGTTCACTTAAATCATCATCAGTTTTTCCTATCAGAGCATCATCAATTCTGTCAAATGCTGCTGCTGTTTGTAGAGTATGTTGATGTATCATTTTACATACTTTTCTTTTAGTGATTTCAACACTTGTTTACGTGCTTTAATCTTCCCTTTGGATACACCTCTGGGATTCTTTTTCTTGCCTGAATTGTGTATCCAGTTGGGAGTCATAATCTCAAAAGTGTATAGAAAAGGAAGGGGCAGATGCCCCTATTTATCAAACAGCAACAGGTTCAGTTGCACTATCAAGCACTGCACTATCATAGGCATCCAGAGCATCAGAAACCTCAGCAGCAGTTTCTGCATTTTGCAGGCTCACAATCAGTTGCGCAGCAGCAACATTACTATCAGCAAGTTCAGTAGCAAGAGAGAGCAGTTTGGTAGACATAATAAAGTAAGTTAATAGAAGGAACAAATGTGTAACTTTAGGGCAAACACATTCCCATTAAATTAAACAGTGATTTCTACTTTTTCACACTCATCCTCATCAGGAAGACTATAAAAAAGTTGATAGTAATCCTCATAATCTACACCAAGATACTGTGCAAAATCTTCTAAATCATCATGCAATCTACAAGTGTCAATCATGATTCCTCAACTGTTGATGCTTACATCATAGCACATAAAATCAAGTTTAGGGACAACAGTGTGCCACCTTGGAAACTGGCACTTGTGCCTTGAGTGTAACAAATGGGTCTCCTACAATTAGAATCCCACACAGAAAAACTGCCTTCCACATAGTATTAACAATCATAAATCTTATTCATTTGGAGATTCTCTCTATACCACACTTCTTCTTCTTTGGTGATAAAAGAAAGACCCAACAGAAAACTATAGTGGTCTGCCCACATTCTACAACTATTTTCAAACCATTCAGCACTTGGTTTAGAAATAGAATAATCTTGAAAGTCCATTTTGATTTTTGTCATACTGACATCATAGCACAGAAGTGGGCACTGTGCTCATTTACAGTGCCACTTCTACAACTGTCACATGCTATACATCAATTTCAGCAAGTTTCTTTTTATTACGCAATTCAGTAATAATGATTTGCAATTCAATCACATCTTGCCTGCAATCTTCTACATCTTCAGCAAGCATTTCATACTGATACGAACTCTTACATTTTTTCAGTTGTTTACACAGTTTATCATACTTTTTCTTTGCTTCTTTAAGGTCTTTTTCGTACTCCTGGATAGATTTGTAATTCATTTGATGTAAGGACTATTGAAATAACGACGAAAGACAGTGACAACAATAATAAGAGTGCTAACGACACCAACCAGACCAAGGAAGGTAACAGCATCACCAGAGAAATTGTAAGTGTTAGGCATTTGTTTTTAGATTACTTTGTAATAATAGCAGATAATAAGGAAAAAGTCAAGTGGTAGTGGACAATTCACAAACTGTCA